CAAGTATGATGGACAGTTCAGGGCATTGTGGTCAGTGCCTGAGGGTAGCTATCTAGTAGGCACAGATGCTGAGGGTATCCAGTTGCGTATCTTAGCTCACCTTATGAAGTCAGATGAGTATGTCCATGCGATTGTGTCAGGAAAGAAAGAAGATGAGACAGACATCCATAACGTAAACCGTAAGGCTCTGGGTATGTCACATGTAACAAGAGACATGGCTAAGACATTCATCTATGCCTTCTTACTAGGTGCTGGCACAGGTAAGATCTCACAGATCCTAAAGGTCAGCCACAGAGAAGCCAGTCAAGCTGTAGATAACTTTATGGAATCAATTCAAGGACTTGCTGATCTAAAGAAGAAGGTCATACCTCACATAGCTAAACGTAAATGGTTCAGGGGCTTAGATGGACGTAAGGTTCCTGTCCCTTCTGAGCACAAGACACTAGCAGGTATGCTGCAGAACGGTGAGTCAGTCATCATGAAACACTCAGCCTTGCAATGGGTATCTCAGGCTAGACAGAAAAGTATAGACTTCAAGCTTGTCACATGGCCCCATGATGAATGGCAGACAGAAGTCTGTGGCGATTATGCAACAGCTGAGGAACTAGGAACAATCCAAAGACAGAGTATTGTTGACACTGGTGTTAAATTTGGTATGATGTGTCCGTTAGCTGGATCAACTGACATAGGTAAGAACTGGAAGGATACTCACTGATGGAATGGATAGTAGCTATACTTCCTATAATTTTTGTCTTGACAATCCAATCAATAATCTATATAATAAACAACTCAACAGCCAAAGGAGATAGCAATGGCTAAAACTAAATACGGTGTATTCGAAGGTCAACTATACTATGCCCGTGTATTCACAGATAACATGGATGACCATGAGTATCATGAGAAAACAAGTGGTCAGTTCAACACTGTCTTTGTCCCTAAGGATGACGCAGAGTTAAACAAGATGGTTGACTTAGGTTTCCCTGAGGTATCAATGGGTAACAAGATGATCAAGGAGTGGTCAGTTGCTGGTGACCGTAAGGGTATGAAACTTAAACGTCCTAACGTACACCCATCAGGTATCGAAGACTTCGGTGGAGCACCATCTGTAACTAAGGGTAAGACCAATACACCATGGGACTACATCGAAGATGGTGGCTTGGGTGATGGTACAAAAGCCCTTGTCAAGATCTCTATCTATGGCGAAGGATCGACAGCATCTGTTCGCCTAGAGAAGATCGGTGTGATTGAGCATGTACCAGTACAAGAGTCAGAGTTAGCTGAGGATCGTTGGTAGTATGAACAGGGAACTAGAGATGTTCCTTCAGGAGATCGGGGTAGTTGAACCTCGGTCTCTTGACCAAGACTTAGATGACAAAGTTGTAAGAGACTTTTCATTTAAGATGCCAGAGTTAGATGAGAATGGAGAACCACCGTTTTGATTAAGGCAACTTATATAGGACATATGGGTAATGACCTTTCAGTTGTCAATGCAGCCAGAGTATCCTTTGGTAACAAGAGTGAGTGGGATTATGAAGAATCAGATGCTTACAGTTTTAAGCAACACCTTTCTGAACGTGATAGAAAACTTATTCACTACCTTGCAAGGCATAGGCATACTTCTCCTTTCGGGCATTGCTTTATTTCTTGTCATGTACGTGCTCCTGTCTTCGTAGCTAGGCAGCTAGTCAAGCATAAGTTCCTACGTTGGAATGAAATATCTCGTCGTTATGTTGACAGTGAAGTTGAGTTCTTTACACCTACAGATTGGAGAGGACGTAGTGAAGATAAAAAGCAAGGGTCTTCTGGTGTCGTAGAAGTAAGAGGTAGTGTACCTGTAGGTAGAGCTATGTATGCTTGTAGAGATGCTTACGAAGGTTTACTTAAAGCTGGTGTATGCCCTGAGCAAGCACGTATGGTACTACCACAGAGCATGATGACTGAGTGGCACTGGTCAGGTAGCTTAGATGCATTTGCTGACATGTGTAAGCTTCGTCTTAAGTCTGACACACAACAAGAAACAAGAGAGGTAGCTATGCAGATAGATGAAATTATAGAACCTTTATTCCCTGTGTCGTGGAAAGCATTAAGGGAGAATCAATAATGAGTGAGATAAAAGTAACAGATATAGAAGAACACGAGGATGGTAGTGCCACATTACAAGTAGAGTGTGATCCTGAGACATTCATGGCTATCTTTGACGTAGGCTTTGTGACATTAGTAAAGAGAGGTCTTGAAGGTGAGAAGTGGCAGACCTGTGTAAGTTGTGGTGGTCCTGCACAAAATAGTATGTGTGGCTTTTGCTTAGAGGAAGAATAAAATGGAAACTATTATTTATATTGTATGTGGTGTAGTGTTTGGTTCAACAACTTGGTTACTATATGAGACACACCAGTTAAAGAAAAGACTCAATGAAATCTTAGGAGACTATGAGTAATGAGTATGGTTGGAACAATAGAAGACATGCGTTGGGAAATCAAACTCCTTAAGGATGAGAATAGTAGACTCAGGCGTTTCATAAAGGACAAAAAATTAATCCGTGAGTTCGATGACTCAGAACGTAAGAGAGCCATGGAAAGAACTAGAGCTAACTCAGATAGCCGTGAGTATTAATGAGTTCATACCATATGTCATAACGATGTCTGTCATTGTGTCATGTATATCCTTCATAACTTTAACCCCTCTAGTTCTTATTATACTTAAGATAAGGAAACTAATATGTTCAAACAAGTCCTCGTAGATGGAGATACGTTTGCCTATCGTGCAGCATTCTCCTGTGAAGATACGACAACTGAGGATGCCATTGACAAAGTTGATGAGTTACTAGAGGAAACTCTTAATGAAGTTCTGTGGGAAATCGACAGTGATATGTATCAAATATTCCTGACAGGTAAAGGTAACTTCAGGTATGACATAGCTGTCACTCATGAGTACAAAGGTAACAGAAAGAAGGCTGAGAAGCCTCAACATCTTCAGGCTGTACGTGACCACATGATAAACAACTGGGAAGCCATTGTGTCACAAGGTGAAGAGGCAGATGATCTCTTAGGCATCTGGTCAACAGGCTATGGACCTGAAGCTTTGGTTGTATCTATCGACAAAGATATGCTGCAGTTACCTTGTAATCATTACAACCCTAACAAAAGAAAATACCTGACAGTATCCGAAGTAGAAGGTAATAAGTTTTTCTACTCACAGATATTGACAGGTGATAAGGCAGACAATATTATAGGGTTATATGGTATTGGTCCTGTCAAGGCTAACAAGATCCTTGAGGACACAGAAACAGTTGAAGGTATGTATGAGGCTTGCTTAAGATCCTACAACGGAGAAGAGGATCGTGTCATTGAGAATGGTAGGCTACTGTGGTTACGTAGGTATGAAGGTCAGATCTGGGAGCCGCCCAAATGCGTTTCAGATCGGGCCTAGAAGAAAGGACAGCCAAGTACCTAAGGAAACTAAAGGTTAAGTTCACATATGAGAAACTAAAAATCAAGTGGCAAGACCTTAGGTACAAGACTTACACACCTGATTTCGTATTAGCCAACGGAATAATAATAGAAACTAAAGGGAGATTTATCTCTTCAGATAGGACAAAACATCTCATGGTAAAACGACAACACCCAGAGTTAGACATAAGATTTGTATTCAGTAATCCTAATGCTAAACTATATAAAGGGTCAAAGACAACCTATGCATCTTGGTGTGAGAAGAATGGGTTCATGTATGCCAAAGAAAATATACCTATTGAATGGATAAAAGAAAAAAAGGTACTTGACAATGTTCGATGAAGATAGTAAAATACATGCTCTTGTGGAGAACTACGGGCTTAGTCTTCTGCTAGAACAAAATGAAATAGAAGAATATTTTATTGTCAAATACCTAGTAGAAGAAGGTATGATTGACCTGAACGAATACTTTAACTTGGACGCAGAAATGCAAGAATGGAAAGAGATGGAAGAATGATGAGCTTTAAAGAATATAAAGAATACTTGGACATGTACTCTGACTGGGTGGAAGGTAAGATCCTGACCAAAGGTAATGATCGTATCTTTGAGAACACCTTGGGTTTAGTAGGTGAAGCTGGTGAGGTAGCTGAGAAAGTCAAGAAGATGCTACGTGACAAGGCCCGTTACAGCAATGAAGACTTATTGAATGAATTAGGGGATGTGTTGTTCTACACTACAGCATTAGCTAATATCTACGGTGGTACACTAAAGTCTATCATTGAACTCAACATGGAGAAACTAGACGGGCGTATGGAACGAGGCACACTACGGGGATCAGGTGACAAACGATGAATAACTACCTACCAACAGACTATCAAGCCTTCATTCATACGTCACGGTATGCTCGTTGGCTTGACGATAAGGGGCGTAGGGAAAGCTGGAGTGAGACAGTCTCTAGGTATATGGACAATGTAGTTCGTCGTGAACTAGACATGGATACCATTGCTATCGCATCTGAACTAGAGAAAGCTATTCTTAACCTAGATGTTATGCCCTCTATGCGAGCCATGATGACAGCTGGTCCAGCCCTAGATCGTGACAACACAGCTGGATATAACTGCAGCTATCTACCCGTAGATGACCCTAAGTCCTTCGATGAGGCTATGTTCATCTTGTTGTGTGGCACTGGTGTTGGCTTTAGTGTCGAGAGGCAGTTCGTTCAGAAGCTCCCTGAAGTTCCTGAGTTGTTCGACAGTGAGACAGTCATCGTTGTCAAAGACAGTAAGGAAGGTTGGGCTAAGGCATTCCGTCAAGTTCTTGCTCTCCTATGGGCTGGTGAGATACCTAAGTGGGATGTGTCTCGTGTACGTCCAGCTGGTGCCAAACTAAAAGTATTCGGTGGACGAGCATCTGGACCTGCACCTCTTGTAGATCTATTTAACTTTGTTGTCAAGGTATTCAAGGATGCCCAAGGGCGTAAGTTGTCCTCTATCGAATGCCATGACATCATGTGTAAGATAGGTGAGGTTGTAGTTGTAGGTGGTGTACGCCGCAGTGCTATGATTAGTTTATCTAACTTGTCAGATGATCGTATGCGTCATGCTAAGTCAGGCAAGTGGTGGGAGAACGAACCTCAACGTGCCTTAGCTAATAACTCAGTAGCCTACACAGAGAAGCCAGATGCTACTTCATTCATGCGTGAATGGATGGCCTTAGTGGAATCAGGAAGTGGTGAACGAGGCGTATTCAATCGTCAGGCAAGTAAGAAACAAGCAGCTAAATACGGAAGACGGGATGACAACTATGAGTTCGGGACTAATCCTTGTAGTGAAATCATCCTTCGTCCGTATCAGTTCTGTAATCTTACGGAAGTTGTGGTTAGGGCTACAGATAATATTGAAGATCTTGAACGTAAGGTTAAGTATGCAACTATCCTTGGAACAATACAATCGTCACTTACAAGATTTCCCTACCTCAGAAAGATCTGGAAGACAAACACAGAAGAAGAAAGACTTCTAGGTGTATCACTGACAGGCATCATGGACAACCCATTGATGACATCTAAGAATAAAGGATTGGAGAAAACTCTTGACCACCTACGTGAAGTTGCTGTTAGTACCAATTCTACTTGGGCTGGTCTCCTTGGCATTCCTAAATCAACATCTATTACTTGCGTCAAGCCAAGTGGAACGGTGTCACAACTTGTCGATAGTGCCTCTGGAATCCATGCCAGACATTCAGACTACTATATTAGA